TGTGTATCGCACTTGGTCATGATTTGTGTGAAGATACGGACATCACGTTCTGGGACTTGATGGATGCTGAGATGAGTAACCGAGTTATTGAAGGAATCCGCTGCATGACCAAACAACGCGGCGAGAGTTACGAAGAGTACAAGGCTAAGGTGAAGTCTAACGCGGACTCAGTCAGGGTGAAGATGGCTGACCTTCGGCATAACTCTGATATTCGTAGGCTGAAGGGTATTACACAGAAGGACATTGAGCGAACAGTCCGTTATCACGAGTTCTACCTTGAGTTGGAGGCTCTTGTATGATCTTCACAGAACCAACTAAACAACCAGAGCCTGAACAAGAATCCCTCGTTGTACGCCTCCGCAAGCGTGCTGCTATTCGTAGGCAGATTCCTTCGAGGAAATCGGTTGTGGAAGGAAAGCCTGATCGTATTGCAGATTTGTTGGAGGAGGCTGCTGAAGAAATTGAACGGATACATTATTGCTACGTTGATCGTTGAAGTGTCCGATACTATGGACAAATAGGGGCAGAATTGTAAGAAGTATTGGACAGGAGGGTGAATGAGCTACGAGAGGAAAGAAAAGAAGATGACGAATACAACACGACATGAGCCGAAGGAAACATTGAAGGATATTGCTGGGTTTCCTTTTATGGATATCCCATCACGAGGAATCACAAAAGAAACCTGTGAGAAGTTCGGTGTACGAGCAGCAGTTAGTCAAGAGGACGGAAAGACACTTGAGGCCGTCTATTTCCCAAGTGTTAGTCAGAAGGGAAAAATCACTGGATATAAGAAACAGAGCCTGCTATTGGACAAAAATGAAGATGGGCACTGGTCAGCTATTGGCTCTGTCTCTATTTCAAATAAACTGTTTGGACAGGATGTAGCAGAGAAGGTTGCACGAAAGCGTGTTACAATAACCTGCAACGAGGGCGAATGGGACACCCTCTCATGTTATCAGGCCATTGTGCACGACGTTCAAGGTACGAAGTACGAAGGTCTTGAGCCGTTTGTTGTGAGCATTCCTCTTGGCACAGCTAATGCTGTTGAGGCTATTCTACACAACAATGAGTTTATCCACTCCTTTGATGGGCTGTCTCTGTTCTTTGATGATGATTATTGCACCCCAAAGGAGAAGGCTAAGGGTATCCTGAAAGGACACGAAGCTCGTGAAGCTGTAGCATCTGCATTGGTGGGTTCCTCCATTGCTCTATCTGTAATTACGCCGGGGAATAACTATAAGGATGCTTCTGATCTACTGCAAGCTGGGCGCAGTTCAGAGCTGGCAAAGCTCGTACAGTTTGGTAAGCGTCCATACTCGGCAGAGAAGATCGTCCATGCGGCAGACATCTCTTTTGAGGAACTTATCCAGAAGCGACCAGAGGGTATCTACGTACCTTGTTTCCCAGAGTTGATGCGCAAGCTGCACGGCTTCCGTACTAGGGAGCTTGTTCTGCTTACCTCTCCTTCTGGTGTTGGCAAGAGCACCGTAACCTCCATCTTCGCCAGTGCCTTTATGGAGCAGGGCGAGAAGGTGGGCATGATTTACCTTGAAGAACAGAATAAGGAAACCTTGCAGCGCATGGTTGCAGGCAAACTTAAGGTGAATTACAATAAGTTCAAGAATGATCCTTTGTCTTGCGCTACTGAGGAACGCATTCGTGAAGCCTACGATGAAATCGTTAATCACGATCAACTTGTTATGCTTGGGCACTTTGGTAGTCTACCTATCACAGAGCTTATGGCTAAAGTGAAGCATATGCATCTTGTTGAGAAGTGCTCGTACATTATCCTTGATCATCTCTCTGTCGTAATCAGCGGGTCTGCTATCGAGAACGAGCGCAAAGAGCTAGATATTGTAATGACGGAGCTGGCTGCCTTCTGTGCTGCTAACGATGTGTGCATCATTGCTGTGTCGCACATCAACCGTGGTGATGGGAAGCTCTTCACTCCACCCAAGGGTAAGGAAGACGAGCCGTTCTGGGTGAAGATCACTAAAGAGCTGATGCGAGGAAGTGCAGCACTTGAGCAACTTTCATTCGTAATCCTTGGCCTTGAGCCAGAGGTGAAGCCTGATCGTAGCCGAGGTAATGTACGCCTCACTGTTCTGAAGAACCGTCCGTGGAGCTATCTTGGCGTGTGCGATGAATTTACTATCGATGAAGATACTTGGGAAGTAGTGCTTGCAGAGACAGGGGGGTTTTGATGAGTGCAGTTGTAGACATCACTGGAATCAGGTTTGGGAAATGTATTGCACTAGAAAAACTAACTAAAAACAAATGGGGAAATTTCGAGTGGAGTTGTCTATGTGATTGCGGGAATACATTTAAGACCTCATCTGGGAGACTAAGGAGTGGAATAACGAAATCCTGTGGCTGCCTGTCTGGGGAAAAGCATGGCTTGTCGAAAACAAAGGCTTATAAGTGTTTCATTCATGCCAAGGAGCGGTGTTATGACCCAAGGCACCCTAGTTTTCACGACTATGGTGGAAAGGGTGTAGGAATTTCAGAAGAGTTCTTACACAACGTCACTGCTTGGTGCGACTATTTGGGAGAACCTCCAGACAACGTGTCCGTTTGGACAGTTGATAGGATTGATGGAACGAAAGGGTACGAGCGAGGTAATCTTCGGTGGTTAGAGATGTCAAAACAACCAAGGAATCAGAAGAAGAGAAATACCAACACATCTGGGGTGACTGGAGTTGTGTTCTATAAGAAAAACGGAAGTTGGGTAGCCGAATGGCTTAGCAGCGGAAGCCATAGGAGTAAATCTTTTAACATAAAAATCCACGGCACCGAAGAAGCATTCCGCCTAGCCTGTGAATACCGTGCTAAAATGATTGCAGAACTAAACGAACAAGGTGCTGGATATACTGAAACACATGGAACTTAACAAAGGAGAACAAAAATGAACACACCAATCAATCTTTACAATCGCCAAGATCCTAATACACCAGAGAAGCTTCTGCTGGAACGCCTTGAGATTATTCTTCGGAAGGATTTTATTGGCGGGTATTCTCCAGAGGATCTGGACAGCACAGAAGCTTCTTGTAGCAACACTGATTGGGATATGGATGATGCCTATTCTAATGGTGCTCAGGAAGTGAAGCGTTATTTGAGGGATGCTCTTGGGATTTATGCTTTCGAGAGGAAACTACATGCTGAGTGATCGTGAGTTTCTGATGTGGATTCATGAACGTTTGGAACATGTCCACGGGGATAGTGGTCTCCTTGACTACATGCACAAGCTTCGGGCCATTATTGCTGCTACGTCAGCAGAGCAGAACTCTGCGTCAAGCGGGACAAACAGTCTTGAGCAACTAAAAAAGATGTTGGAGGTAAAATGACTAAAGGGTATACGAGTATTAACGAAAGCACTGGAGATCGTATGGTGACAAAACCTGCTACAAAAGCTTACAGCGAGAACTGGGAGCGCATCTTCAGCAAGAAGCACCTAATGTGCGCTTATTGTGATGAAGTTGTAGCACAAGGACATTCCAGTACGTTTGATGGGGAGACTTATCACCCTGAGTGCCTTGAGGAAATGTTTCAGGAAGAGCTTGTCCAGCTACGTGCATCAGAAGAACAAAATAATGAAATTATTGAGATGTCTTCCTATGCAGCAAGACATAGAAACTTGTCAAAGTTGTTCAATGACTTATTTCAGGATGAGGTGCATGTGGTATTATCTGAGAAAGCCTATCAAGCTTTGAGGGCAATTGCCCCGCTTATTACATTACAGGATGGCTCGATTACATGGCATGGCCGGGTATTTGAATGTTATCCTCAAGAAGAGCTTGGCAAGGCTTAGAGGGTTGTGGTATAATGTTGGATTGATTTGGATAATGGGAGGGTGTATGCAAGGATGGGTATTCGATTTAGAGGGGAATGACTTGTACCTTGGCTGTACAGAGATTTGGTATGGTAACTTCAAGTCCTTGGATGGCTCTCGCTCCATGTCCATCCGTCCTTTCAAGGATGGCTTCTCCGTAGCACAGGAACAGGTGCTGGAATGGGTGCATAGCTTTCCAGATGGCTCGCTGGCAGCTTCCTTTAATGGACTGTCTTATGACCACTTTGTTCTGTGGAAACTCATGGGACTTAAACCAACTGTTGGTAAAGGAGGGAAAGATTTCTTTGCTGACAAGGAGGTTGTATTCTTTGATGCTTTCTACGTTGCTCAGTTTCTTAATCCAAATCTTCCGGGCTTCTCTCTAGCAGACCTCTCCAAGGGCAGTTCTGCTGAGAAGATTGATTACCGACAAAGCCTAATTGATATTGGAGCAATGACCGGCAGTGAAGATAAGGGATTCGAGTTTTCATTCCACCATCCGCTTGTTGAAGAGTATTGTGATGCGGACGTAGAAGCTACTCGTATTCTTGTACTAAAGCAGCTTAAAGAACTTGAAGATCTTTACGGTAACACTCGTCCTCCGTCATTGAAGATGGGCACTAAGGCACAGTTTTTGATGAAGGCCCAAGAGCATACAGGGCACGGTTTTGACAAAGAACTTGCTCTGAAGACACATGCACAGCTTGAAGTTGATATGCTTGCACTGGAAAAAGAGGTTCTACCCAAGCTCCCTCTTCGTTCATTGAAGAAAGGGGAAGAAGCAGAATACACAATGCCTGCTAAACCGTTCAAGAAGGATGGTACGTATAGCAGCCACATGGAGAACTTCATTAAGAAGCATGGGGCTGTAATTCTGGAGTCAGGTAAGATTCTGTGCTATGGAAAAGAATATCCGGTCGTGTCTAAGCAGGTTCTTGATGTGAAGCTACCGATGGTCATTGGCGATCAAATGCACTTCAAGGAATGGCTGTTAGAGCAAGGGTGGGTTCCTACTTTTTGGAATTTTCAACGTGGCCCGGATGGAAAACCTGTGCGGGATGATAAAGGAAATTACATAGAGACATCCCCTAAGCTACAGGAGCAGGGTGTAATTTGTCCTAATCTGCTTGAGCTGGATGGCGAAGTAGTTAAGGAAGTTGTGAAGTTTCTTTCTTTGCGTAATCGACGAAGTGTGCTTCAGGGGTGGTTGGCAAATCCACGGCTAGAGTTTGATGGGAGATTGCCTACAGCATCGTCAAAGATTGCGAACTCTCATAGACAATGCCACGCGGTCGTCTGCAATGTCCCTAGAGCAGGTGGGCAGAGTTTGTACGGAGATGAGTTCCGCAGTTTGTTTTACGCCGAGGGGGATAACGTAATCGCCGCTGCGGATGGCTCCGGCTTGGAGCAACGCTGCGCTGGGCACATGACTTTCCGCTACGATAACGGAGCGTATGCTGAAGAGCTACTTAAAGGAGATGTACATAGTAAGGTGGCTTTTGCAATGTTTGAACCGGAGTTAGCAAGGCTGGGTTTCTACCCAGACAAGTTCAACAAAGAGGATAATAAGTTCAAGCCATTCCGAAGCAAGGCCAAGACATCTGGTTACGCTATCTTGTATGGCTGTTCCCCCACTAAACTGGCAAAGACCCTAAATAAGCCAGAACGAGAGGGAAAGAAGCTTCACAAGGCATTCTGGGAAGCCAATCCAGCCTTAGCGCAGCTTGTAGAGAATCTGAGCAAGTATTGGGAGACAACAGGAAAGAGGACGTTTGTCCCGGCTATTGATGGGCGACTACTAAGGACACGTTCTAAGCATTCTCTCCTGAACAACATTCTGCAAAGTCTTGGTGCGATTGTAATGGACTTGGCTTGCTGTATCATGGATACAAAGTTAGGTGAGATGTTCATTGACGAGTTTGGAAGACCGTATTACATGTATAAAGGAAGTCAAGTTAAACGAGTGATTTACTACCATAAATTCATTGTGGCCTGACACAGTAATGTGGCTTGAATAACCCCTCTAATTGCTGGAAACCC